TAGTTGAGCGACTATTACCATTATTAAACCACCCTAGATTTATTGAACCATCACCATTATTAGTTATATTACTTCCAATCGCAATTCCTCTATTCCCAGTAGATGAATTACTTTTACCTATTACAATATTTCCTGATATATCATTTCCAGCACTTGATGTATTCGCATATCCTATGTATAAACCTCTTGAACCACTATTACTTTTACCTATTACAATACCATCATTTCTTTTTGTATTATTATTACCGATAGTAATATTACCCGCTTCAGTTCCGCCATATTGAGAGTGGTAATCATTACCCAAACCAAGGCAGATTTCACCATCAGGCACCGAGGCTCTCGTTGGGACATTATCATATCCGTATATTACACTACCACCCCATACCTTATTACCATGCCCGAAATTAACATAATCCGTAGTTCCACTAAAGATATTCGGTGTCGCAACAATACTATTTACACTACTTATATTATCGTTTAATGTATCACCAGTTACACCTGGAGTTCCACCAACACCCGCTAATAGTGTTGATACTTTTATCTTACTCGTTGTTGTCTCCCCACTATCAACGATTGCGAGTAAATCATTATCTGTCTTTCCTGTCTGTTCGGGGAGTTGAGGGATAGTTTTATTCGCCATAATTTTATAATTCTGTTATTACAACCGAATAACCTAAATCTTCAAGTTGTCCTTTTATTGTATTTTGTGTAAATAATAATACATCATCACCATCAGTTGTTCTATTATATGCGTATCCACCACTTACATAAATGGGGACATTTGTTAAAGATAATTTACCTGATGTATATGAGGTTTCATCATACCAGTATTCTACTGATATAGCAACCATACTACTATCATCATTAACTGAATATTGTGTTCTACCATATACACTTGAAAGAGTTATTCCATTTTCTAACTCAATATTTCCCGTTATTTGTAATGCCATTTTTTATATTTTTAAATTAAATAATTTATAGAGGGTAAAAATCAATATTATCCCCACTTTGAGTAATCAATTCGTCTCCGTCTTGTGCGAGGATATGGTATGTTATAACTAAATTATAATCAAAATCACAAGGTGGAGGAACAGGTGGTGTCGGTGGGACACTATCTACTCCACCAACCCAACTGGCAACCCATCTTGCTTTCTTGTTTCCTGGAACAGGAGCCCCTCTTCGTGCTCCCATTAAAGGTTTTACCCCTGCGGGTATATATCTTTTACCATTCCATCTAATCATTTTAAGGGGTCTATTTTTTAATAAAAGGTGTGAGGAGGGAACTACCCCTCACTCACTCCTTTTTAGTTTAATTAAACTGCGTCAAAGGTAATACCACTAAAGACAGCGTCAATAGTTGTAGCAACTTCAATTTCTCTTGTAGCAGCAGGTTCTCCACCACTCGCTGTAAGTGTGGAGCCATTTGCGTCCGTAAATGCGGCACCTGTAAATACAGAACCATCGTTTATCGTTAATCCATTAACCTCACCAGGGAACCAGTAGCGGCCGTTATTATCAGCGACAACTACGAAGAACTCTGGTTGTTTAGTTAATTCAAACCATATATTTCTCAATACACTATCGTATTTAGATAAGTTCAAAGTTAAAGTCGGTTGATATACAACACTATTAGATGTTGCATTTACCGAGATTGTCTCTTCAAATGAAGAAGACCCTTTAACGAGTTCAAACTTATACATTACACCAGTTCCACTGATTGCGGTAATCTGGTCGTCAGCATCAGTAGTGATACTATTAATCGTGTTTCCTGAACCACCCAAGATATAGACAGATTTAATTCCGCCTATTGATGCGTCACGGCATCCAAGAGCAAGCCCACTATCAATATAACAACTCATTTATTTATTATTTTTAATTAGGTTTATTTATGTATATTATCCCAAATATACGAACTTGTCGGGTTCGTGCAATCCAACGCCGAAACCAACTTTGGTTAATGAAGCAACATTATCTTCAAATGGGTCATACTGAACTCTTACTTCCATTCCGTCATCAGCAGCAACACCAATCAAGATGTTCTGTGTTGGTGCGAGAACGATTTTTGATTGTCCGTCCAACCCTTGCGTAGGCACAACAGCGATGTTTGAGCCAGGCAAGAAGATTGTAGTTTCAGTTGATAAACCACTTTCATCACCTAATGTAAATAAGTTCATAGATGAACTATCTGCGAGTGCTGCGATGAACGCTCTGTAATCACCAAATCCCATAAAGATTGCCAAGTCATCTCTTCTTTGAATAGAAGATGGGATATTTAAAACCAACTTGTTAAGTTCGTCAATTGCGTTAGTAGCTGTGAGTGCTACATATGTTCCACCTGAAACACCTGATGCAACAACATCAGCGGTAATACCACTAAACCCACAAGAAGTTCCTTGCCACAATTCAGTTTCCATAAAGTCAGCACTTCTGTTAGACAAGTCCTGAACGAACAACTCCTCAAATGGGATGCTCTCTTGGAATAATGAATTAGTCAAAGCTTGTGATAAGAAGTATTCTCTCAACTCATTACCACAATTATTCATTCTTGCAGTTTTATAACAACCTACGACTTCCACTTGCGTCATATCTGTTGTGCCTGATGGGGTTAGTCCGCAGCTAAGGCCGTCTTGCCATGCTGGGTCGTTTGCCATCACACCAACTTTCATGCTGGTTCCCTTCATATTTGGGTAAATACGAGCATATCTTGGGGTAGTAGCACCCAATACACTCTTCAATAACATCTCGTCAGCACGCTCGTTAGACCATGCATTAAGAGCTGTTAAATCATACGAAAAATCTAATTTCTTCTTCATTTTATTATTATTTAAAATACTTATTTAGTTGTTGAACTCTGTATTCTGCGAAGTTCTCTACAACTTGTTTATTGCTTTTTGCTTTATTTTTGATATTTTCTACTTCTGGTTCTTTTTTAAGAGTATCAATATCGTTATTGACTTTGGAGAACTCCTCCTCTGTCTGTGATGAGAAATCTTGGAATAAATCCAAAACTTTAGATAATGCTTCTTTCATTTCATTAATCTCGTTTTTCAACTCAACTAATGTCGTGTCTTCTTCCATATCTTCGGTTTCACTCATTTCTTCTTCAATTTCCTTTTGTTCTACAACTACTTCAACTTCATCGGGGGTCTCTTCAACTTCCTCTTCTCTGTCTTCTCTAATTTCAACTACTTTACTTTCCTCGTCCAAAACGATTACTTCCCCTGATTGTAGGGTGTGCTCGCCTGTTGGTCCTGGAACTAAATTGCCGTCATCTAAAACAACATAAAGAGTATCACCCAACTCTAACTTTTCACTATCCGTGTTGTTAGTAACTGGTGTCCCGTCAGCAAGTGATGATGTGTAAAACTTTTCCTGTTTTGTATCAGCAAACTCAAGGTTTAATAAGTCCTTTATCTTACTGATTGCTTCTTTTGGATTTAACATTTTCACTTTGTGTTTTTAAGAATGTTTATGATTTTATTATAAATATACTCATCTTTACTAAATGATTGAGTAATAAGTTCAAACTCTCCCTCAACAGATAAACCTTTAACTTTACCTGTCTTGATTTGGTTTTCCCATACATCTTCGTTCTTGACTTTGTATCCTACCATCCAGGAACCTATGGGAACATCTTTTTTCGTGTATCCTAATGAATACGCTTTATCATTTTCACTGGAAACTATCCAACTTTCTACCATATAAATATCGTCAAACTTTTTGTCGGTATGTTCCAAGTTTGTATAATTCACTCTCTTTTCCATTAAGAACTTATGAGCGATTTTTTCTATTGTCTCTTTCGTGAAATATACCCAATATTCGTCCCGTCCGTCAAAGCGTCTAATTAGTCGGTCAGGCAACATAGCGGGGGAATAAATCATTTTCTTTTCTTCGTCTTTCTTGAACTCAAATTGTTCCTTGAAATCCTCTTTCTTTTCCTTGTATTTGCAAGTTCTGTAGTATGTCTTACCATCTTTATTAACCTCATCGTATAGTCCCTTACAACCCATCATTTCACTTTTCCAAACCGCCATATCTTCTTCCTCATATACGGGTAATCCGTATTCATAAAAGACTGGTATATCTTCAGGTTTTTCGTGTTTTGAATATGCGACGGGGGTATTAACTCTACCTGATTGTGCGGGTGCAGGAGTTTCAACTTCTGCTTTACTTTCAGCTCTCGTTTGTTTCTTCGGTATTCTCGTTATATTTTCATCAAACCATAACTGATGCCATGCGTGTCTGCAGTTGGCACCTCCTTTGTAGATAAAAATATTTGGGGAAGTCCCCTTCGGTCTTGGTATAATCTTTCTATCAGTATCTAAACTATCTAGCTGTTGGTTTAATTCCTGTATATCTTCAAACCTATAAACAAGTTGTTTCTTACCAACCATATCCTTACAGAATTGTCTTGATGTATTGATAAGTGGTGCAGCTGCAGAACCTACGACATAAATGTATCTTACCTTCTTTCCAAATCCATCTTGTATTGATGGTGCGTTAGGGTCTGCTACAATATTATAAAACTCTTCCCTTGAGTAATTACCATTTACTTTATTTCTATAATCTTCAATTACTTTTAAACTCTCCTCCTCGTCAAGTTCTACGACATTACTTATCACATATCCATCTTCCAAGAGTTCGTCCAATTCTACTCCCTTATTTTCATTCATAGAACAACTATCACATAACTCTTCAGTTGAACTTTCGTCCCATAACTTTTTCGTGTCTTCCATCGTCTTACAAGGCATCCATAATGTCTCACCTTCGTAGTCGTGGGAATGCGAACCTTCACAACCCATAGATGCTGCGATACTATCTGCTTCTTCCTGTGTCTTGTATAGGGGTAATCCGTCAATATCTACGACTGCTTCAAATGCATCTTCACTTAAGTTTTGTCTTTCTAATAACCTTAACTTTCTTTGTGCCCATTTAATGCCTTCGTCTCCACCCCATGCATCCCACATCAAACCACCGCAGCCTTCATCATAAGGTGTATCTTTATTCCTTCTGTGTCTTTGGAATGCAGACATTCTTGCGATGGTTTCAATACTGATTTTTTCACGATTACATAATTGGTGTGCCCGCTGTTTGCCGACATTAGTTCCGCAACTACCCCAACCATTTTCTTCAGCCCATTTGATTGCACGACAAGCATTATCACTTGCGGCTCTTGGGTAGTCGTTCCAACTCTCAAACTTTTCACTTGAGAAATATACCCATTCAGTTTCTATCGCAGGATTTTCTACCAACGCAATCTCACTAACTGAAGTATAGTCATACAA